CATTAGGACAAAAGACCAAGAATGTTTTTCTCTATGGTCCCGAAGTACACAAACTTCACCTCGAATTTGCCCCTGAAGGAGAAGTCCACGTTGGAACTCCTGTCAAGCTTACTGCTACAGGTACAGTAACTCCAATGACAGTTACAGATGCTGAGAACCTCTGTATTGGCGTTTCCATTCACGACGGCTACTCAGCATACGGTGACCTGGTAGTAATTGCAATGCGCGGTTATACCGTAGTTGAAGGAGCTTACAAAGAAGTAGTTGGAAACACTGGGCTTGCTATCGGGCCTGTTAACTTTAACGGTTGGGAAGCTAAAGCAGCCGCTTCAAGTCAGCCTGCTTTCGGTAAAGGAACCCGTGAAACTGGAACTACAGATGTAGTTGGTGACAACTTGTTTGCTGCAGCAACCACTCTTGCGATTGGCTGGAACCTTACTACCGTACCGATAGGAACTGGAACTGGTACTCTGTCACCTATTCAGGTAATTATCAAGGACTAAGATCCGGAATATTCGATTCGAAATTAAATAACGTAAATAAATTTTTTAACTCTCTAAATCAGAACAAATGAATTTTGATAAATATACAGAGTCGGGTTTTAGTCTCAAAAAAATTGCCAGCGATGCGAAAGCAATCCGCTTGGACAAGGACCAACCCACTGACGTGACCTTTGCCGATATGGTAATGGATGAGCACAGCCTCTCCGTCGACGACTTCTATGAAAAAATTGGGGTAGACCCCAACTTTGATACAATCCAGAACATCTTTACTCAACCTTCAGATGATATTCGTTGGTTGGTTCCGGAATTGATCCGCGATGCCCTACGCTTGGGATACCGCGCTGCTCCAATTTGGCCTAACGTAATTGCTTACGAAGAGCAGGTATCTGGCCTTAACCATGTACTGCCGCATGTGAACATGTCGGAAGCTGATCCTAAAAGGGTTGGTGAAGGTGAGACTATCCCATTGGGAACTGTGTCTTATGGATCGAAAACCTTCCGTATCTACAAATACGGACGCGGTATCAAAATTACCGACGAGGTTATGCGATATGTTTCACTGAATGTCCTTTCAATTTATTTGCAGGACTTCGGCGTAAGAATGGGATACGGGGTAGATACTCTGGCCATTCAAACCTTGATCAATGGAGAGCAAACTGATACGTCAGAAGCTGCTCCAGTTATTGGTATTAATCCTGGTACTGGTGGAACCACAATGGCAGATGTTGCCTATCGTGATTTCCTCCGCCTTTGGTTACGTATGACCATCTTAGGACGTTCTCCTTCGATGATGCTTACAAACGAAGCTGCCGCCCTGGATATCTGGGACATCCCAGAATTCAAAAACCGTAAGGTAGGGGCTCAAAATCCTGACGGAGCAATTGAGCACACTCTCAACTTCCAATATAACCTGCCCCAGAATACGAATTATTTCCTCAACGGTATGATTCCTTCTACTCAGGTAATGGTATTGGATCCTAGTGCTGCCATGATCAAGATGAATGCAGTTCCATTGATGGTTGAATCTGAAAGGATTGTATCCAACCAGACTGAAGCATTCTATGCTACTTTCACCACCGGTTTTGCTAAGATGTTCACTGAAGCTTGCGTCCTTATGGATGCCAGTCAGGACTTCGCAAGTAAGGGCTTCCCAGACGGAATGAATTATGATCCGTATCCGGTTCCTATGACCTAAACCCCGCTTTTGTTCATAATCTAAGGAGGGGGCCTTAAACCCCCTCTTTTTCAAAACTTGATATTATGTTATATTTCAAACTTAGAGCTGGAACCACTTTTTATTATGAACCGACTACGAGGACTAAGATGTTTCCTGAACAGGAAGTAGCTTTTGAGGTAATGCCTGTAACCCCTGACTTTAGAGATAAAGTAAGACAGGGAATTATTATTCGTTGTGAAGGTCCAAAAGAAGAGGCCCCAGTAGAAGCTCCTAAAGTAGAAGCCCCCAAAGTAGGTCCTACTCGGAGGGAAAAACTTCTGGGAATGTCCCGTAAGGAAATCCTTAAAGAATTTGCTTGGATGGAGGAAGGTGATCTAGCTACGGCTAGTAAACACAATAAGGAGAAGATGTTAGATTACCTCCTGAAAATTGAACCTGAATACAAGGAGGACTAATGGTACGGGCGATTGTTGCATACCAATTTGATGCTGGCAATCCCGCTCTGGTTACTTTAAGGGACATATCTTCCTATAATTCGGACTCCAGGACGTGGAATTGGCAGCTGTTATTAAACGGAGTTGAGAAAGCAACCCACACTACAGCAGAGTGGGAGTTGGACTTTTCTACTGTGGCTCCCCCATTAATAACCGGTAAGTATGAGGTGAAGTTAACAGTCACCGAAACTCCCGAAACCGATACCACTACTATTCCATTTATTTATGATACGGATACTGGAGGACTTTCCAACTTTGCAGCGATATACGACCAAGTATTAGCTATCCTGAATGCTGCAATTACTTTCACCACTGACGAATACCATTTTCATCGAAACAAATGGCAGACTACCTTATGGCATTCTGCTGGAGTTGATGAGAAGGACATCCATAATGAAACTGCTTGGCCTAATGCTTACAACACGTTAATAGCTTACCTCGTAACGAGGGGGCTAATTAAAGCGGGAGCAACAAGAGAATTAGGCAAAATAAGCACCGGAGACGGCTCAGTCAAGCGAGTAGAAACGGGTCCTGTAAATACAGATTGGTTTAATCCAGGTACTGTATGGAAAGACTTATTCGCAGAAGGAGGGTTATGGGAAACATTAATGGAAGCAATATGCGGCCTTGCCCAGAACCTTAATCTATGGATATTAGGTTGCCCTGAAGAACCTTTCCCAATCGCTCCTATGGTATTTGATACAGGCTATCTGGGATATTTTAATTCTGAAGGTTATTTATTTATCTGGCCTCAATTCTCTATATCATGAGCGGAGTAATGACTCCCAGTCTATGGGCTAAATATGAACGGGCAGTAAATGCTTATTCAGATACTGTATCTTTACAAACTGTACTTTGGAAGAGAATGGTTGCTAGGATTGATAGGTGGCAGGAGGGTATTAAACAGTTCGAAGATATTACTTTTAAGACATTAGTTGCTTACAATACGTTCCGTACCTGGCCCGTAGATTCAAGGACCGATACAGGGATTATAGATAAGGAATATATGCATCTCTATCTGAACAAAGCTCAGATGGAACGGGAAGGTCACTTAACCCCCGAGGGACAACTTAACTTTAATCCTGGCTATGATAGGTTCTGGATTAACGGTTTAGAATATGAACCTGCAGGGGACACAGGTACCGGCCAAGCAGAAGATAATCCTTTATATATAATCCTTATCCTGGAAAGGGAAGTAACCCCTACAGGAGTCGACTCCAGAACCTAATGGCCACATACGGAAAACCGATATCAGCTTCACGACGTAGTGAACTTACCCCTATACGGGATCCCAGTACCAGTATACAGGTACAACCTGTGGGCTCAGGGTGGAAAAAACTTCCCGCCCTGTTTCGGTATATATCCAGTAAGGATGGACAAGCTATTAAAAGGGACATTGCGAAGGCTGTAAGGGATTTCGCAGAAGAATATAAAAAAGCCTTGATAAGAGGCCTAGCCTCGGAAGGTAAAGCAATAGGGGCCTCCTGGCCTTCCCACCAACCCAAGTATGCAAGGTGGAGAAAAAGAAAGGGAGCCAAAGGGGGTATCGGAGTATTTACCGGATTATACCTTCAGGCTCTTGGGAATATGAAGGTGGTCCAGAAAAAATATATGATCTCCTTAACTTTTCAACGAGGAGACCTAAACCGAAAGGCTTGGAAAAAGGGTTTATCATTAGGCCAATACTCAATGGTATTTGAGTACGGGTCATCTAAAAGGAACATTGCAGCCCGCCCCCTATGGCAGGATGCTTATCGTCATATAGGGGGTAACCAAAGGGTTGTAAGGAAAGTGATGGGCGGAGTAGGCCGAAGATTAAATAAAATGGGAATAAAGGTAAGACAATCACAATGATAGGTTTAAGTAACATCCAAGAACGCATCGAGAGGTCCTTCTATGAGGCCTTAAGACTCCGGGCTGTGCACGAGGGATTTACTCCTGACATTACCACCTATTCACAAGACCAAGCTGGGTACGACCAATATAAAATAGACCTAAACGCTATCTATACTGCTGGGGGGTTTGCGGTCGAACTCTTTGGAGTTAGTAACCCTCAAGACAAAGGTTACAAGAAATTACCCAGGCTAGTATTCTCTACGGAGTCTTTTATGCCTGGAGAGTATGGGATAGAAACTACGGAGTGGAACGAGTATCAGCCAAATACTGATACCTACCAAGCCAAGAGGACCTCCCAGGCTATCACTCATCAAATGTTCATGTCCTGTTATGCTGTAGCTGATACAGTAAATGAGATGAGGACTTTGGTTGCAATGGTAAACTCCACTCTTCCCTTGAGGGGCCAACTTAAGTATGCCGATGACCCAGATAACAATTTCTTTGTTGAGATGGTTGATTTTGTAGACTTAGATGACCCGACCAATGGGATAATGGAAAAAGTATACCGTTTTAGGATACCTGACATAATATGGACAGATGATATCCTGGAAGATACTTGGGTACCTATCCATTATATAAATATGAACATCCTTATTGCTAAGCATCTGGGGATAGGGGTATGGATTCCGGAATCTCCTTATGTTGGTTTGATGACAAAGGACGGAATACTTCTGCAGACAAATAAAGATCAATTAATCCTTGTTAAACTTTAACACTTAAATCATGGCTAAGAATACAGCAAAAGTCACAGTAAATGTGATAAACAATGCTCAGTCCACTTCTACTCCCCCTTTGGGGATTATGTTTGTGGCAGGAGCCACTGAGAAAGGAATTATCAATGATCCAAAAGACATTATCACAAGTTGGAGTCAGTTCAACCGGTTGTATGGTGATCTTCTGGATACCGATGATTTCCCTCTCCATTGCAAGCAAGCCTTGCAAACGGGTGCCCAGTTAAGGGTATCTAAGGCCGCAGGTGCAGCAGCTGCCCAGGCAACCACCTCAGTTACAGGTTTCTTTACCTTGACCTCTAAGGGGTCCGGAATTTATTACAACACAAACCTGAAGATTGACATTACTGACAACACTACGAATTTTGACCTGCTTGTCTATGACACAAGCTCAGGCCAACAAGAACTCTACGAGGGTTTGGTTGCTGATGCAAATAATGAATATATGCAGGAAGTTATTAACGGGTCTCTCTTGGTTGATGTATCTTATCTAAGTTACACAACAGGTCAGCCTGGTACTTCTGCTGCCCAAGCCTTTACGGGGGGAGCTGATGCTACTCCTCTGGTTACCGATTACACTTCAGCTCTTAACGCTTTTGATAATTATGATGATTCATTCATCGTATCAGTACCTGGTCAGGATGAAACTTCCCTCGCTACCTTATACACGGTAGGTAAAGCGTATGCGGAAAAAAGAAAAGATGTAGTATACCTGCAACACCTGGATAACGACAACAAAACTCAGGCCCAGATCGTAGCTGAGTTAGGAGGCTTTACTTCTTCGAAATTCGCATGTGTAATAGGGGGTGGCGTTACTATCCCTAATCCTTATCCAGGAGGTACCAATCCTGTTTATGACATGCATTCCACAGGAACTCTTTTGGGAACTATCGCTAGAGCCCATGTTACCTATGGTCCTTGGTACTCCCCATCAGGTTATATACGAGGGGTATTAGAAGGAACTTCTGGGGTTGTTAATAACTTTGGATCTCCTGCTGCTACAGCGGACCGTAACATCATTGCAAATGCTGGTGGGTCTATGGCAGTAGTTAAATCCCAAACTGTTATGCAGTGGGATATGTATACAATGGATCTCGGCAATAGCCCAGAGAAGTTCTTTAGCATCATTATGCTGGAACTCTTTATGGTTGATACTCTTACTCCTGCTTTGGAATTCTTCCTCGGAGCCCCTAACACCTTTGGTACTTGGAAACAGATTTACAATACTGTTAGTCCTTTCCTCGAGAGTTTACTGGATGCGAATGCAGTTTATTCTTACAAATGGAGCGGTGACCAAAATGCAACCTCTTTGGAGGAACTACAAATTAACGACCCAACAGAAGTCGGTCAAGGTATCTACAGAGTTCAACTTCAAATCAAGGCTGTTGTACCTATCGTAGATATTATCCTTAACATTGTCCTCACAGAGAACTCCGTAGAGTTTGAGTAAGCCAAGATATTTATTCATCATTTAATCACATATAATTATGGCAACGATATTAAATCCCCGTAAGAAATTTCATTTTGAAGTTGTCTTTCCCCTGGTTACTGAGGCCGACTTACCGAAGTTCTCAGTACAGATGATCACCATTGGCGACAATGAGGTCGAGGTTGTGGAACACGGGTACGGTAATACAGTTCTTAAGACTGCCGGGCTGGTTAAACCAGCGAACGTTACATTGGACAGGATTATGCCTGCGGGCGTGGACCTGGTTAGTGCTGCATACGGTAATTACTTTTGGGAGTGGCAGAAGCTTGCGCAGAATGCCCTCGTAGGAAGTGGGGGGAACCCTACCGACTATAAAAAGGTAATGGAGATCCGAGAACTTGCAAATGACGGTACCTCTATCCTCAACACTTGGTTCCTTGTAGGAGCCTGGCCTTCTATGATTAATGGAAGAGAATTTGATAGAACTGCTTCCGAAAATACAGTTGAGTCTGTAGAATTGGCAGTAGACTTTATCAGCCTCGACATTGATCCTGGAACGTTAGCTGAGTTTGGCATCGTCGTAGGGGCAGGATAAAACCCTTAAATAATAGCATATGAAGCAGAAAGAATTGACCTCCCCCTCGGGGTCGAGGTTTGTTATTAGAGAACGAACAGGTGCAGATGACGATAAGATCTCTCGTGCAAATGTTGACGATGTAAAACTTGTTAACACTTACGTGTCAGATGTTATCGTTGAAGGCCCTGGCGGTAAAAGGATGTCCCCAGAGGATATCAAACAACTACGGTTACGAGACAAGTACTTTTTAGTAATTGCTTCTCGTATCCATAGCTTAGGCCCTATCTTATATTTTTCATATAATTGGGGCGCTAACATGCCTGACCAGGAATATGAAGTAGACCTAACAACTTTTGTTTGGGATTACTCCAAAGAGTTCCCCGAATTGGGGCATTCCGAATATTCCGAGGACCGATTCAGACCCTATAACGAAGACGTATTAGAGTTTGAATTAAGTACAGGGCAAAAGGTTGCCTTTGAATACATGACTGGGGTAGGAGAGTCTTATTTAATAAAGCTCCCTCCGTCTTCCCAGACTGCGAATAAGGAACTAATTGCTCGGAAAATAAAGGTGCATGATGGGACTAATTGGAAAGAAGTAATGAACTTTGGTGTTTTCTCTGCCCGAGAAATGGTAGAGATAAGAGCTAAGGTAGAGTCTTTGGACCCACAAGATCAAGGTATGATCACGATACAAAGTCCGATGGACGGAAGTACTCAGGAAGTACCTTTATTGGGGATAAAGGATTTTTTCTATCCGGTAAAAATATAGAAGAGGAATTCTTCTTTGTGTCCCAGTTTGAGTTACACTTTACGTGGACTGAGTTTAGGAACATGCCCCTTTCCACTCGCAACAAATTCCTAAAGTTGGCTATGGATGCCAACGAAGAGCAGCGAAAAGAAATAAGAAAACTTAAAAAACACTAATATGCTTTTAGGCGGTACGGGGGGTGGAAACATAAACCTCGGATTTAGATTTTATCTGGACGACCAATTCTCTGGTCCCGCAGCCAATGTCAAAAACACATTGAGCGGGATCCGAGGAGAGTTCGGTTTATACAGGCAGAATCTTGCTGCTGCCCGAAATTCCCTGTTAGCAATAGGAACTGCTGCTGTTGGAGTAGCTGCTGGTATGACCACTGCTGCCATTGCAGGAGCCCAATTCCTATATACTATGCAGGGCGTGTTAGCGATTAGTGAAGCGACCTCTGATGAGTTTGAGAATTTAACGACCAAAGCAATTAAAATAGGTCGAGAGACTATCTTTACTCCATCGCAGGTAGCTTCAGGTATGAGGTTTATGGCAATGGCTGGACAAACTGCAAAGCAGATTGATGCCACTTCAGAAGCCGTAACCCACCTTGCTGCTGCAACCATGACTCCTATCGGGGGTAAAATGGGAGCGGCAGATATTTTGACAAACGCTCTAAAGGCCTTTGGGTTAGAGGCTGAACAATCCGCACTTATGTCGGATCTATTAACCCACGCTGTAACCTCTGCAAATGTTTCCTTAATTGATGTAGGTAATTCAATTAGGTATGTTGCTTCTACTTCAAAGAACCTTAACATTCCTATACAGGATACGATAGGGTTCTTAATGACGTTAGGTAATGCCGGTATCCAATCTTCGATGGCAGGTACTGCCCTGGAGAACATGTACCGATATTTAGCCATGTCATTATCTGACTTCGCCACGAAGAGGCAACAAACCGCTTGGCAAACTATCGGACTTAGTAAACGGGATGTGATGACTGCCAGTGGGCAATTTAGACCTATGGTAGAAGTCCTCTCCCTAATCAACGATAGGGTCTCGAAGCTAGGAGCAGTAAAGAGACAGAACATCCTGAAGGAAATATTTGGGGTTAGGGGGCAACGTGCAGCCGGTACAATTTTAAGGAACCTCGACCAGGCAGGAGGTTTTATTGAACAACTACACTCCGGAGCCATCAAAGGAACAGCGGAACGGAAAAGCAGCCTTATGATGGAAACCTTAGAAGGTTCCTTAAATCGGTTAGCTTCTGCTTGGGAAGGTATGCAGTCGATGTTGGCTAAAGGATTATTTGGAAAAACTTTGGTATTCATAATAGAGAGTTTAGCCACTGCGATTACATGGTTAAGCAATGCTCTAAACACCACCTTTGGCGGGATCCTTGCTGCCGGGATTGCTTCCATGACTGCTATGCTTGGTATTACCCTATTACTAAAAGGGGGAGTAATAGGCTTAGCCTATGCCTACAATACCTTAAGTATAAGCCTTGCTCGTATGACTAAGGCCTCGAATATAGCCATGTTCTCTATGGGGCTTGGTGGAGGCCCAGGTGCCAAGATGGCGGCATCAAGGGCGAAGCACGCAGGCCTAATACATACCCGAGCTATGGGGCAGCACTCACTAGGTCCTAAGCCTACTACAGCTCCTGCTGGGAGCACTATGTTTATGGGCAAAGGTGGGAGACAATTTATCCGACATCCAGGAGGAGGAGTTAAAAGAGTTCCAAAAGGATCCGGTATGGTATCCTCCCTTAAGAGATCTCCGAGTATCGCTAAGAAATTACCTATGCTCATTCGGGGCATAGGAGGGGTAGCTAAAGGGTTATTTGCATTCCTCGGAGGTTGGCCTATGGTAGTCTTCGCAGGTATCTTCTTCCTACTCCCACCTCTTATCAATTGGTTATCTAACCTCACTAATGCCACTAAGGAGAATACAGATGTCATGAGACAGGGCCAAAGATTAGCCAGTGGAGAGTTATTAAAACTCGTAGAAGACCTTACAGGGAAAGAGATGATGCAAAGGTTACGGGATAACATGGCTAGCAGAATGGCTTCAGACCCCACCTTATATGAGTATTTCAAGAAGGCCCTAGATGAAAGCGATATGAAAGTTATACTGGAAACCATAGCCTTCCAAGGAGATCCAAGTAGGGCTGGTACTATAGTAATCCCACCGGAAGAGGGTAAACGAACTGATAACACTCAAGCACAATAATGGACTATAAAACATTTGTACCCCAAGCAACCGCAAGTGATTGGCAAAGAAGATTATCCAATCCCATAATTGCCCAGGCAATGATTGGGGGAGGAGCATTCTATCAACTCTTTAGGCAGTGGGGAGCCTTACGGGGCCAGAAGCGAAGTCTAGATTATAGCTTTGACCAGTCCGATGTCCCCGTTAAAAAGGTTGCACCTAATCCGGCTATTGATGACTTTTTTAGAGGCAATACCATAAAGAGTATTCGTATCCTAATAGCTGACCCCAATTACTATCCGCCCGGTAAAACTCCGTTCGATCCCATAAGTCCTTACATAAAACTGGATTTTATCCCTGAAAAGATTGATGTTACTACCGCGGGTAAATTCAATAACCTTAATATCATAGGGTTAAACTTCCCAAGGTTTCATTGGTCCGGTGGCAATAGTGTAGTAAGATTCACTATCGACTGGTTTGATTTTATGAACCACAAGGATCGTGTAGAAAAGAAATGTCTAAAACTTCAAGCTCTCACTCGAGCCGATGGTTGGAGGAAAGGCCCTCCCACAGTATACATAAACTGGGGAGATGGTGAATTATTCAAAGACCAAGAATTCCTAGTCCAGAGTGCTAATTACGAGATGAGTCACTTCCTCCCATACAGGTCTGAGCCCATTAGATACTCTGGCCAAGGAGGTTATGCAAATGCACATACCCCTAATGGTTTACTTCCACTGCAGGCTAAGCAAGATATAGTCCTACTTCGAGTAGGGCCTCAATTAACTCACAAGCAATTAATAGAGAATACGAAATGATATACTCCACATATTATACAGTCACTTTCCAGGATAATAGTTCTGCGCTCTATTCAAACTTTGAATATGGGTTAGAGAAGATTACTCCCTATGAACAGCATATAGTAAAGGATGGAGAAACCCTATTTTCAATTGCAAACTTTCACTACCAAGATACCAAGCGATGGGTACTTTTGGCTGAGTTTAACCTCTTAGAGGATCCCCTAAGCTTAGTCCCTGGCTCTATCTTAAAAATCCCAGAATATGTCTTCAGCTAGGGTCCCCATAGTAAGAGTCTACATGGCTGTGATAGATAAGTCTAAGCAGACTAAGGATGAGGCTGTAGAGATGAAGTTTAAGGGTAAAAACCTGGCTGACTCTGCTCTTGTGTCGTTTAAGTACACATACTCAGAAACTAAGAGAGACGAGGCTACCTTAATCCTGGGCTTTAGTAACCTAAACCTAGATATATCTAACCTACGGCCGGGTACTAGCCTATGGCTGAGGTGGGGGTACATAGGCAACATGGGGAACTGGGCTTTGGTAACCATAGACAAGACCCATGTAAACTATGCCCAAGGCGGGTACCGAGTACAATTGGATATGATATCATACGCTGAGTTCCAGGCTAAGGGGATAACCTCTACTGGGGATGGGTTTGATTATATTGAACGCTGGGGAAGGAAGTTAAAAGAAGAGGGAATTACATTACGATGGGTTGCTCCATTACCTGGTGGTTTCTCCTTTAAGGTATTCTATAATGAAGTTCGAGCCCCCGCCTTTGCAGAGTGGGGACATGAAAATACAAGTGTTCAGTTAGAAGCTAATGGAGTCGATGTAGATTTTAACCAGAAGGTAGAAAAAGAAGAGACTCCAGACAACTCTTTAAAGCCTGATGATGGTCCCGTTTACAAGAGTAAACCTTATGATGAACCCTTTGTTATTCCAGGTAAGACCTACCACCCATATGATAAGTGGGTAGAGTTAGATGCTGAAGCTACTGCTGATAACCTGATGGGCCACCCCGATAAAATTCTCAATTTCTACGCATCGTGGTTAAAGGAGTATGGTTATGCACTTGAAGCAAGGAATGATAAATTAGTAGTTAAAGTTCCTGATAGGGAGTCTGCTCCCATATACTTCTACACAGTAGGCCATAATATTATCACCTATAAAATCGAAGAAAATGATAAGAAGTCCCAAACACAGACTTCTGTTAAAATGAAATTTGACCCAGATACTAAAACAGTTTCTACGGAGTACACTTCTACCTC